AGAAAGGTCCCATTTTAAAAGAATATTAGTACCCATAACCATGATACCTTCGTACCAAACATCAATAGTCTTTTCAATCTTTTCAAAGTTTCCTTCTTCCATCATTTCCTCAGGAGGATTAAAACTATCATCTTTCTCAATTATTCTGCTTCCACCCGTATCAAGCATTTTCTTTTTATAAACTACTTTTTTAGTAGTCTTATAATTAAAATACATCAAGGTACAAGTATCTCTAGCAAATACACTGTTCTCATAAAATTGAGCAACATTATAATAATCATACCAGGCTTGACTATATTGAGTAATTTCTTGTAATTGTTCTTTTGTCAAAGACTGATCTATCTTCATTAATTCAGATATTGGAAGAGTTTTAATTTCTCCCCAATAAAAACAATCTTTAAAGTAAGGGTCTTCTGTGTAGCTATAAACTACATTAGCAGGGTCCACATAAGATATTTGAACGCCTGATCCTTGTAAAAATTCATGCTTAGCAATACCGATTCCAATTACAGTGGCATCATAATCAATTCTCTTTCTTATGTTGTCATAGTGATTTTCATCAAACATGGTATTAATAGCTTCTTCTTCTGCAATCTCAATAGCTGGTTTGTAATTAAGCTGCATGTATAATGACAACTCTTGGTCATCATTAGGTAATTTATCAGGATCCATAACAAAAGGATTAACTCCTGATAACTCTTGTATTTGTCCAAGTATCTCCTTACCGGCAACTTGAGACTCCATCATCTCTTGATATTTATTTCTTTTAGATTGAGACATAGCGTCTTGAGCATAGGCCTTTACTTTAAAAAGCCTATCAGACATTCCATTCACAACAATATCAACAAACTTAGGTATAATAGGAACAGGTGTCCAATCTAAATTTAGATAAGACAAATCTCCATCAATAGCTAATTCGTTTTTGTATTTAGCAACTGACTGCTCTCCTCTAGCATACAATCTTAATTTATGGAAATCTCTCCATTGAGAGTAGTACCTGCAAGAGCTACCATCTTTTCTAAACCATTCATACTGAATAGCTTGACCCACTTGCAAACCAAATGCATCAGAGGATTTTTCCTTGTCAGTAGCTAACTGGCTTGGGAAAACTGACGACGTTATATCTATTGTTAAGTTTTTCATCTAATTAATTGACTTGAATTTCCATCATTTGAATACCTTGCGAAGTTAATAATAATTTTTGAATCTTTTTTCTCAGGTACGTATAAATGCTTTTGATTAGCCATAATAGCTAATCCCGAACTAATCGAAGCATCAAAATTTGTTCTATTGTTTATATCAAACTTGGCCCAATCCTCTAATGTTCTAATAAAAGGCATAGAACCTATTTGGTCAGGGTCTCTATATGTCCCTGCAGAATCAAATCCAATGTTCTTCTCTATGTATGTCTCAATAGCAGAAGCATGTGATTGCTTAATATCCTCTGAAGAGTTAGGTATCCCACCAAGCTCTCGCTCTGTTGGACTTAGTTTGTTATATATCTTATCAGGCCTATTCATACTAAAATGTCTATAACCTCTATTCTTAAAGTGATAAAGTAAACGCGGCTTATTATTCTCTATAAGTATTGGCATTCCATAAAACACACAAGCCATTAATATATCTTCAAAAAATATCTCAGCGGTTTGAGGTCTAGCAATATACTCTAAAAAAAACTCATTAGAAGGAGCGTCATCCATATTGAATTTAGTAAGCCCATGGAGAGAACCGTTGGAACCTCTTCCTCCAACTACTGCAGATATATCATAAGGGTCACATCCGAAAGCTCCAATGTGTTCGTTGCCTGGATGCCTAATTCCATTTCTTATATGTACGTTGTTTTGCAAATGTCTTGCCGGTGTCCAACTAACCAAGAACCTACCTCTATTGTCAGGAGTAAAAACAACTTTTGTATCTTTTATTCCATCAAGCCAATCAAATCTTCCTTTGGTAAGATAATGCTCTTTAATTAAAGAATCATTGTAGTCAATTTGTTGATATATCCTAGTAAGATTAAATAGCGACTGCTTAGACTCATCTCTAAAAGCATGTGACTCTGTTCTTGGAAACTGTCTGTAATATTCATTTAAAGCATCAGGATCGTTTTTAAGAGAGTCTACCTCTGCTTGCCAATAATCAATAGCTCCATTTTTAATCATATTCCCATCAATACCCTTAATTGGCTCAGTAGGTTTATAGAACACAGGAAAACCATGTATGTCAATAAATCCTTCCATGTTCCATTCCATAGGAATAAACAAAGAATATAAACCACTCTTTGTCTGCCCATTGGCATTTCTTTTTAATACAGTTGAGTCTTCATACATATCTTTGTAGTTCTGACCCCCTTTTGATAAAGCATTTGATGTTGATCCCATCATACATTTACCAATTATTTTAGCACCTAACCTAAGACATGTTTTTGTAACTCGCCAATTCTCTTTTATATTATTAGGCTTAGTCCATTTTCCTGATTCATCATGTGCCAAGAACAAAAGTTTTTCTCCATCATAAGAGTTGTCCTCTGTATTCTTCCAGTCAATAGATGTATCTAGTCCCTCTATTATCTCTAAATCAGATTCATACATGTTTTTCTTAGTAATCTTAGACGCAGGAACTCTAAATGCTAGCTCTGTCTTTGGCTTATCCATACCATCCATAATAGGCTTAAAGAAAAACGGAAGTCGACTATTAATTGGAACTACCTTATCAGTAAACATCTTTTTAGCATCGGCTCCTGTTTTAGACAATATACCTATCCTGGCATCTCTAGCTAAAGTACCTATATTTATTGCTTCTGAAGAAGACATAAAGGAGAATCCTGAACGTCTAATCTTTAAGTATATCATTCCAAAAGAACGTTCATCAGCCTTACATGCTTCCCAATAAATCCAATATATTCTATTTGCTTCACGAAAATCAGGATAACCTACATCAATACTAGCCCATTGTAAATACATATAGTGAGACCCTGTAATGTAAGTCTTTATTCCTTTATTCATAAACCAATAACCACTCTCTCTACAATCAAATTCATTTTCAATATAATCTACCCACCTGTTCTTAAAATCAGAAGGCATCTCATTCCATTGAAATATTGATTTTATTTTTGTTAAGTGGTTTGGCAATGATTGTCTTTCCCAATACTGTTCTGATTTCGTTTTGCTTCTTTCAAAACATTTGTCAGGAGCAAGCGGTAAAGCGATTTTAAGCCCCGATATACTTATCACTTCTCCTATTTGTCCAGTCTTAGATATTACTACTACATCATATTGGTCGTTATATCCATACACCCATGATCTATTTCTATTTTTATTAGAAACAGCTATCTTAGGTATATAGTCATTTACCGTATAGTATATATTATTTTGACCTTCTTTCAGCAAACCCTTGTTTTGTATCAGTTCTATTTATTCCCTTTTCAGACATCTCTATGCTTTCTTTTTCTGCTTCAATTCTATTTAGAATCTCAAACGCGTCAAATATAGCTAATTTTTTTGTCGCTGCTGCATTTTTTAACTTGTCAGCAGATAAATCATCTCCTTCGCTATTTGGGTTTAATATAGAGTCTTCTGCGACTTTTATTAATTCCTCTACAGCTTTGTGTCCTGCGGCAATGATTTTTAATTTAATTAAATTTGAATTCATATGTTATTTATAAAACATTACATAAACCATTCTTCCTTCTTTCCATCCAGTGTTTGGATACTTACTATGAAAATAAGTCGAGGGATACATTAACGCTCTGTTTGGTTTATACCCAATAACAGAATGCAATTCCCAATTATCTATTTGATTAGCTTCTTCAGATAAAAATCTATCTGACTCTTCATCTGATACGTCTAAAGGCATTTCATATCCTATGTCTTTATGTTTCCAAAAAGCAGTTCCATGCAATCCTTCTTTTGTTGATGGAGAGATATATAATACTAATGCTCTTTCGGGCCTAATATCACCTACCTTAGAATCAGCATGTATTCTCCAATCAGTATCTATGTCTTCAGTTGCTACTCTAAAAAAAGCTAAAAGAGATTCTCTTTTTATCCCATCAATAGCAGAAAGTTTTTCTAAAATATACTTATCAAAATCCTCATTACTATATTGAACCCAAAACTTTTTATCTCCAACCTCTACAGCTTGAAATTGATTATGAAATAAATTATCATAAACCTCCGTATAAACATTCGGTTCTAAAAAATCATCTATAATATTTATCATAGCTTTATAGTTATTTGATGTTCAAACATCCTGTATAACTTCTCTCCGTCAACAGTAAATTCATATTCACTATCAGGTGTAAAGCAAACAAAATCATCTTTCAATATACCTTTTGATATTAAATAATCATTTGGATAAACCATCTGCCCCATTAATGGCTCTTCGCTAAATGGTTTTTTTATATAAGATTCAGTAGCAGGAATTGGTCTTACGAAGCAATATTTATCATAAGCAAACCAAGTATCTTCTTTTTTGTACATGAAAAATTGATCTGTCTCTATAAAAAACAAATCATCTTTGAAGAAACTTTTTCCGCTTTTTTGACGACCTCTCATGTCGTTATAATACTTAAAAGCATTATGATGAACGAGTAGTGTGTCGCCTACGGAAATAGGACCTTTGTAATCAATAGGAAGCTCAACAACTTGTGCATATCTATTAGAGAATTTATGATCCTCTTCAGAGGTGCTAACTATTAAGTCAACACCACTAATGTCTTTTGTATTGTCGTATCGCTTTCCATTTATAGGTCTTACTATAAAATAGAATGGAGATTTCATTAAAAGTCTATATTAAATTCGATTGAAACTGGAACGGTAAAGGTAAACTCTTTCCACAAGACTACCTCTTCTTTTTTATTAATAATATAAATTAATACAGCTCCTGTCTCAGAATGTCTTTTAATATGATGAATTTCATTTGTATCTCCGAGTATTTTTTGTCCGACCAAGTAATGCATAGCACCGCTTTTGTAGTCAGGACCTATTGATATTTTTCTTATATCCATTTGATTTAATTTTATTATTTAAACATTATAACTAGCTACTATAGCTCCGACAGATTCTACACTAGCAGGATTATCAGGAATATCGTCTGTTTTTAATTTTATGTTTTTAACTGTTTCTCCTATACTTCCAGGTGTTGTTATAGCGCTTGTTAAATAATTCCACATATCAGCAGCAGATAAATCAGCTGTACCTACCGTAGCATCTGTAGGAATATCTTTTCTTACATTACTTGGTGAAGGTACAATCAATGTTCCTGTTTGACTTCCTAATGCATATATAGTTCCTTGTCTTACATTAGTAGGAACTGGTGAATCAGCAATAGTATTAGGTGAATACATTGTTAATCTTGTAGGAGGAACTGAGGGAAATACTGATCCACCTGTATTATTACTAGCATATTCAATATAATTTGAAATATTATTTAATAATATTACTCTGGAAACCATGAAAGGGAAAATCCCGTAGTTCCCTGATATAAAAGGACCAGATAAAAAACAAGTAGAAGAAATTCCAAGTATCGCACAACATCCATTTCCTGAGGCAACACCATTTCCTCCAATAACTACACCATTAATTGTAATACTAGAAACACCTGTGTTGTTTATTGCTGTGTTTGAACCTTGAATTGCCCCTCCTTGCACATTCCCATTTATGGTAATAATTCCGGCATTTGCTCCTGTAATACAATGTGATATAATCCCTGTATCAATACTGTTATTTATTACGTCTCCTGTTATATTTAATATAAAAGTAAATGATTGGGTGTTAATGCAGTTTGAAAGACTAGGAGATGAAGACGAGCATAATAAATTACCTGTTACATTTATCGTAACTCCGTTTATACCTGTTGCAATACAGGAAGCATTAGCGTTAAAACTCCCTACCCTTTGTTGAGTCAGATTTCCAATAAAATTAAAAATTAATACTGAGTTAAGTCTTATTGGGGCAGCATCTTGGCCTGCAAGAGTCCCTACTATGCTACCAATCCAATTAATTGTTCCGCTCCCTATTGCTCTAAAAAACATAATATCTCCAGGATTAGACGTTATATTCCAATTACAATATATTGTAGTATTGCCTGTTGAATTATTATGTAATAAAAGAGGGGAATTTCCTGATGAAGCTTGTCTAAAATAAGAAGCTAACGGCGTGTTTATTATATTAACCGTAATATTTCCTGCATTTATTTGAAATTGACCACTTACAAGAATTACAGGACTTGCGTTAGATGCGTTTCTTAAAGATAAAACTGTTATATTTTGATCTATTGTAACTGTAAAACCATTAGAGAACACGTCGTCAGAACTTGTTGGTAATGTTCCGCCGTTCCAAGTTAATGGGTTACTCCAGTTACCACTTATTATTGCATATCTAGTAGCCATATCTTACTTGTTTAATAACTTCTGTAATGCTGTTAGTATTTCTGTATACTCTTCTGCTATAGGAGAATCTAAAACATTTAAGTAACTATATGCCACTGTAGCTTCTTCTAATTTATCAACACTTCCATCTTCAAGAACTCTGTAAGGAGTAAGTCTTAAAGCTAATGTGTATTCATCAGTGTTAATAAATCCTGTAGAAGTAGAAAGACTTAAATGAACAAATTCATAAATCTTATCTTCAATAACTATTGGTGTTTTTAATTTTAGTTTCATAATGTATATTTTTAAAATGGAACCGAGGTCCAAGTTACGTTGTTAAACACTTGTGTTGTTACAGTTCCGTTTGTGGCAACTGTTATTTTTGTTATTGTCCATACCGCGCTACTCTCTAAACTTCCAGCAGGTGCATAACCACAATAGTTAATATTACCACTTTGAGAGTTACGTCTTATATTGGTTAGGTATGTTTTTAAATTTGCTAATGTTAATCTCTTCCATAAAGAAGTAGTTATATCGTATGTTAAAACACTGTCTGTACTAATTGGTGTTGTAAAATTAGTTGATGTTACATTATGTAGTTCCTCTAATTCATATCCATTATCTACTTTAACAAAGATACTTCCTTGTGTAATATGAGCATGTACAACATACCCAATTATAACTAAATGATTAGGAGCTACCGGTTTTACTTTTGTAATTCTACCTGCAACTGTAGGGCTTAAATATAATACATCACCATCTGCCCAACTTTCTCCTTGTAAACTACCTGTTGTATTTATACCTCTAACCAATCCGCTTGTAGTAACAAATCCCTCTTGATTATTATTAATTGTTTCTGTAACTAATCCAATAGTTTCAGCACTTAATGAATCACTTGTGGCTAATGCTAAATCAACTTTTATTCGTTGACCCTGTGCTCCAGTTATTCTTACTGCTTGGTAATTCGACTCTAATAAGTTTATATTTGTTGCAGTTTTATTAACCACTCGTAGAACTTGTTCTTGCCCTACTTGTAAAACAACATTACCTCCTTTTAAAACTAAATTAACAGTTCCATCAGTATCTCCCCAATACATATTACCTGGTGTTGCGACTGGAATATAAGAAGGAGAATTACTAAATTCTACATTAGTTAAACTAATACCAAATCCTCCTAATAGCACATCAGTTGTAGCTCCCTCATAAGGGACATAATCATCTAATGGAGGATTAGGCACATCTTTCCATTCAATACCACCTGCCTTCTTTAAAAGAACTTGACCGTCTAGTCCGGTGCTTGAATTTATATCTACTATATTTTCAGGAGTTATTGTTGTAGATTTAATATCTCCAATTAAAACAATATCATTAGTAGCTGTATTGCCAACAATTAAAACATCATTAAGACCAGCGGTAAAAGAAGAAGGAGAGTCGGCCCAAATAACCCCAGTAATTGATTTAGTAAGAACCTGGCCAACAAGACCTATTCCTTCTCCCTCATCTTCTATATTACCTGGAATAATCAAGGTAGAAGATACGCTTCCTATTAGCGTAATATTTTGAGTAGCTGTATTTCCAGCATCTAAAACAGATTGAAGATTACTTTGAGGCAAATCAACCCAATTAATACCGGCTCCTGCCTTGCTAAGATATTGAAACGTAGTTCCTTCACTTCCAAGAATATCTTTTATATTAGTAGGCTCTATAGATGTTGAATCTATATTTCCAATCAATGTAATATTTTGAGTAGCTGTATTTCCAGTATCTAAAACAGCTTGTAAAGATGCAGCTGGAAAGTTATTCGAGAATAAATTTAACAACTCCCCTAGTGAGAAGTTTTTCGTAGCTAGAGGAGTTGCGGACGGTATAAGTCTAATAGCCTCAGTACCTATTAGCCTATCGCTTAATTCTAAAGGCGTTTCCGCTGAAGGATAATAAGATATTTTTGACATTATGTTTTTTTATTAGTTAAACAACAACTCTTACTTCTCCTGTAGCAGTTTTGTATCCATTACCTACTAACAATCCTCCAACTAAAGCAGCAGCATTGTTTGCGTACAAAGGAAGTCCACTAAAAAATAGATTTAATATATCAGAAATAACAAAATTTTTTGTTGCATCAGATTGACTAACATCAGTTCCTATTAAAAAATCATCTAATGCAGGCGGTGTTGGTTCAGGATATGAGCTAATTTTTCCCATTATTTTTCTTTTTTTGTTAAATCTCCGGTTTGTAAATTTATAATAGAATCTTCTCCGTACTTTTCAATTAATTGTTTTTCGTAAGCAGAAAACTTTAATTTTAGTTTGTCAATATGTTGAAAGATATTTAATTTTTGCAATTCAATATCCCCAATAGCTAACTTAGCCTGACTAAACTCTGTGTTTAATTCTTGAATAGTTTTTAATTCTTCTTGTGTTACGCGAGTACTTTCCATTTGATTTTAATTTAATTGTTATGTTACAAAGATATAAAATTTATAGCAATGTTTTATTTAACTTTCTATACACGTAAAAAATAAATAACACTAATAAAATAATAAAAAGCCACCACCAATAAATTGAATGACTCTCTTTCTTATCTATATCTTTTTTAAATACCTTCTCGTTCTTCTTTTTTATTATATTAACTACCTGAGCCTCTTTCTTAGACACTAAAGTCTTCGTGGTATCAACTAATACTGTTTTTGTTTTTTTGTATCTTATTTTAGCGTTATAGTATTTTTTATCACCAATAGCTATGGGCTTAGTTGAGTCTATTGGAGTGATCTCTACTTCGTCTGTATCTGTATTTATACTTATGTTGTTTTGAGTTGAAGTAGTCTCTTCTTTTTTTACAGATGATGTGGTATTTGTTTTCGTTACCGTATCATTATCTTGAATAGCAACCTTTCTTGAACCACAAGATACAAGAAACATAAATAATAATATAAAACTATATTTTAACATAAGTATAAGTTTTTCCGTTAATGGTTTCTGTAAAAGTTTTTCCGCTATCGTACATTTGTTTTAATGTTTTCCAACTATGACCAAAAGTCATTTCAAAATGAGGCTTGTCTTTAAATTTCCAATCTCCTCCCCATACAAAACCTTTTGATTTTAAATAATCAACAACTTCCATCCAATCAGACTTTCCGTCTTTGTCAAAGTCAAGCATTTCATATGTAGCAGATTCAAATACTTCGTCATTATTTTTATCAATCAATAATACAATATCAAAAGCTAAATGATAATTATGAATACTCTGACCTCCTCTTGCATTGGTAACTATTCCTAGTCTTTTTCCATTAGAATCAAAAAGATTAGTTCTTCCTTGAGCAAAAAGACCATCTTGCTCCTGTATAGTTCTAGTGGTATGTGCAAAACGCAAACGAACTCCTTTTCCAAGGAGTTTGTTGTTTATATAAGAGTAAGCATCTAATACTTCTTTTTTTATTTTAGGATGAAGTGTATTTATCCTGTCAAGAGTTATCTTGTCCATTTTTTTTACTTCTTAAAGTTTCTATTGTTTTTAATATTGTGTAAAATATTGAAGCTATTAATAAAATTATTTTTAGAAAATTCTCAATATTTGAAAAACTTAAAGCCATAACTATGGCATTAAAAAAATATAATTTCAAATCGTTATTAGACATTTTTAGATTTCATTAAACGTTCAACAATACTTGTCGCTCCTTCTATTGCTATATAAGAAGTTGCAACAATAACCCAGTCAGTAGATGTAAGATTGCCAAAGAATAAACCAAATGACGCAATTACAAATACTGTTAATTTCCTACTAACCCATTTGTTTAAAAATAGGTCTATTTTTTCCCCTCTACTCATTACCAAAGAGCTACAGCGTTTGTTACATTATTTGTTCCGTTTAACCAAAGTTTTTTAATCTTAACAGGTAACATTCCAGTAGACAATCCATTAAAAGTAACAGTATCATTCCCTGTGGTAACCACAGAAACTGAGCCATCTCCTGCGGCTGTAACTTGAAAATACAATAAACAACCTTCGTTCTGAGACCCAGTAATTGGAGATTGTTGATATATAAAATATTCAAAACCAGTATTTTCACCAAATATATCTGTATTTAAAATTAATGTGTTTGTATCAATAACCTCAATAATAGTAGCAGCACTACCAGTACCATAACAATATACAACATCTCCTGTATTGACTAAATTAACTCCATTTAAAATAAAGATAGCATTTGAATCAATTAAAGATGTTCCTGAATCGGTCGTGTTTGTACCTGAGGCTAATAAATTAGGAGTTGGTATATCGCAAAAATCTGAAACAAGAACAGGTAATGCTCTTGTTGGTGTGTTTATTATACTTGTCATAGCTTATAAAATGTTTTGTTTATTAATAATTTAGGGTTATTCAACCTACTTTTTCTTTCACTGCAACCACAGTCTTTTCCAGTTATCTCAGAAACAGTATCAATAATTTTTTTTACTCCAGTTACTGTTGTGATTTTCTCAATAGTGTCTCCTAGTCCTTGTGATTTCATTCTGTAAAGATATTAAAAATTTTTGACTGAATTTGTAGCTGGATTATATTTAAAACTTTCAGCAGAACGACCTGTTTTTTTAGAGGCCCTGTCTTTAGCTCTTTCCTCAGCAGTCATTGAATTTCTTTTAATTCCCTGCTCAGTATATGTTTTTCCATCTAACTCTAAATGACCTCTTTTTTGCAATATATCTATTGCTAATTTTTTATCTCCTACTTGAGCAGTCAATCTATTCAATAACTGACCTCTGCCTATGAATTTTTGAGTTGCCATTTTATTTTTTCTTAACAGGAGCCTTAGCGTTTCCTTTTAGAAACTTCATCTTACCATCTAAAGAACCTTTTGATTCATACTGCTTTGCCTTCTTGATTATCTTCTCTTGTTTTAGCATTTTAGCAGTTGGTTTTTTACCTAAACCTTTTGCAGCTCTGATATTATCCCAAAGACCTCTCTGAGAAACAGAGCCGTCTTTTCTTTTTATCATTTCTTTCATTAGTATTTTCCTTTACGGTTGCTTGGATTACTTGTTGTTGAGCCACCCGGGCCTGCCCATAAATTCTTACACGCCCAATATCTTGGCGTTAGCTTATCATTAGCCGTATCACAACTATGTCTTGCCTTAAAACTTCTTCTAGCAGCAGGAGAGTAGTTATTTCCATAGCCTTTTGCTCCAAAGTGAAGAACTTTCTCTTTACCATTCGCGCAAGCTTTGACCATTTTCTTCTTTCCTGCCCTATCAGAAGGTACAGGGCTGTTACATTTCATTTTAGATTTGTCAGCCATCTTTTTTCTTATTTACGGTAAGCTCTTGTTGCATGTCCAGGGTCTTCTTGTTTTACAGGAACACCATTTAAAACAACTTCTTGAGTTGGTTGTGCAGTTTCTACCACTTCTACCTCTTGGTTTTCAACTAAACCACTTTCTTTCTTTGCCATGTTTTGTTTTTTTAAAAATTAATCACAATAAGGATTAGATCCTTTCATACCTTTTCCTTTAGCTGAGCTAATAATTCTTTTAGAAATTTTTCCAGCAGCTCCTTTGATTTTAGGAGTAGAGTCACTACCCGAAGTTGGCATCTGCATACGAGATCCTCCTGGTAAACTTGGAGTGTTCTTAGAACTAGCCATTACTTCTTTTTCATTGATTGTTTTACCATAGCTTTCATAGCTCCTTTTACTGCTCCTTTAGCAGCTCCTTTTTTTACGTCTTTTTGCATCATCATTTTAGCAGATGCTGATTTTACATTTTTCATTTTATAGTTATTTAGTGATTATTTTTTTTCCAAACGAAACCTCTAATCCCTGAAGAGAACTTCCTCTTGATGTTGACCTACTTTCCATTTTTTTTCTTCTAATCTCATTTGAAGCAGCCTTCGCAGCATAAGATTCTTGCCTTCTTTTTGAAGAATTAACTTCTATATCTCTTAATGCGTCTGATAAATTTGTAATTTTTTTAGCACTAGGAGTATCTGCCAAAGGAGTATCCGGTCTTTTTTCTTCTTTCTTAGCCATTTTTATTTATTTTTTTTAGACCTAATAGTGATTTCTTATCAGAATCAGATAATTCCTTTTTAGACCCTACATTTATATTTCTAAAATTAGCATTTCTGTTTCTTCTATCCATGGTATTAGTACTATCTCTTTGATACTCTCTATATAGATTTTTATTTGCAGTTTTTGGGCCAATAGAAGATTCAGCTGCCTTAACAACTTTTCCTTTTGCATCTATAATCATAGACCTTGTTCTTTTTGCAGTAGCTGGTACAAATTTTTTCTCATATGGCTTTGCAGTAGCAGTTCCTGTAGGAGAAACCTCTACCCCTGATTGAGGAGGTGTTTTTTCAATAAGTTTTTTTCTATCTGAATATTTTTTGTTATAAGATATCTCAGGATCAGTAGATTTTGCTAACGGGGTATCAGGTCTTTTTTTAGGCTTTAACATAGTTAGATGTATTTTAATTATTAACTTTGTAGCAAATGTAATAAAATTTTTTCAAATGAAATATAATCAAGATAATTACCTAAAATACTGGAGAGTGATAAGACAGTTCGTAAAAGTGAAATATGAACTCAATCAATGCGACCTAGATATGATACTTTTTCTATACTCAGAAGACTACTTCTCAAGAGATAAATTTGCAGACTACAACCAATTACTTTCGTGGGATATTAAAAGATTTCAAAACTTAAAAAGCGATGGATGGATACATTTGTTCAGACAACGAATGGGAAAAAGAAAAGCGATCTATCAACTTTCGAATAAATCAAAAGAGTTAGTTCGCTCTATCTACAGAAAACTAAGTGGGGAAGAAATACCAGTTAGTCAGTCGCAAAACAAAATGTTTGCTAAAAATGTATCATATACCGATAAAAGATATCGAGATATGATTATTGAAATGAATGAAGCTATAAAACAACAACGACATCGCGCTCCTGAATAATAGTGTATTGAATGTCGTTTATCAACATAGTAAAACCTGTTGATTTATCGTAATAAATACTGTCCCCTTTTTTAATTACAGAAACATCAGTACCCGGTTCCACAACAGTTCCTTTTCTATATCTTAAAGATTGAACATCTTCTCCTGAAAGAATTAGTCCTGATTCTGTTTTAATCTCTTCATCAATGGTTTTGATGGCTAAATATTTTCCTATTGGCTGCATAGTCTAATTAATTAAATTTATAAATATCGGAGCTTTATCTCCGTGGTATGATGCCTCAATGCTATAAAAAAAATAGTCTGAAGCATCCTTCGCACTCCACTTGTTTCTTGATACCAATACCTCAATTATTTTTGATATTGAATATACTAGCCTGCCTGAACTGCTAACACCTAATACGGCATAATCAAATCCATCAACTTTTACATATCCTTCCTCAGGATATTGTTCTAGTATTTTACTAAGCGTACTCATACAGTCCTCTTTTTTTTACCTCAGCTATAAAAGCTCTTATGTCTCCATCTTTTGGGTATAAAGCCAAGTCGATGTATCCTGTTCCTTTTCTGTGATTTAATACCTCTGCTTTAAAATCCTTGAACATATCATTCTCGTCTACTAACTCTTGGCACTCCTCTATGGTAGCCATGAAAGACTGATTTATTCCAAAAACCTCTATCGTGATATAATCAACACCTCTTATCATTTTTCTGCTCATCTCTCCAATTTAACCAAAATCCAACACCAACTATAATATTCATACCAAAAGACGCTATTATCTCAACAATGTCATGGTATATATTTAAAGATAAGTGTACGTGACCTACCATCCAAAATGGTATTGATAGGTTACACGCCACCCATATTATTGTGAATCTAAGAAACCTCTTGATTTTGCTCATAACTACGAGCCATTGTTACAACAGCATTTGTACTTAAGATAGTTACAGCCACACTGACTGCGTTTTGAAGCGCGCTTCTAGTTACCTTGAAAGGATCAATAACACCCATGTCAATTAAATTACCCATCTCTCCGGTCTTTAGATTGTATCCACTACCTGATTCAACAGAGTCAGGATACACATCTTTTGCCTTTAAACCTGCATTGTCCAATATCTGTAAGAACGGTGCCATTAAAGCATCTCTCAATATCTTAAGAGCTACGTCATACTCAGCACTCTTATCCGCGTCAGTAAACAATCCAGCACTCTGTTCTAGTAATGCCTTACCTGCACCAGGTAAAATACCTTCCTCTAATGCCGATCTTACTGCACAAACAGCATCATCAACTCTATCGTAAAGCTCTTTTTGCTCTAAGTCTGTTTGACCTCCAACAAATATCACTCCAATACCTCCGGTTAACGAAGCAATTCTCTCTAAAATAAAATCCTTGTCCGATTTCTTTGTCGCGTTCTTATGAGATTCCCATAACTGAGCAACTCTCTCTTTTATCAAATCATCTTTGCTTCTAAGAGCAGATTTGATTATAACAGTTTTGTCTTTACTTACAATTACTTTTGCCGCGTGACCTAAATCAGAAAAGCTTATTAAGCTTAAATCATCTCCAGTTTTCTCACTGAAGTATGTCGCGCCAACACTTATCGCAATGTCATGCATCAACTCGTGTTGCTTATACCCAAAACTAGGAGGAGGAACAGCACAGGCCTTTAAATTCCCCTTTACCGTATTGGCAGCTAAAGTATTAATTACATTCGCATTACACGGAGATATAATCAATAACTTTTTACCCTCTGCAATAACCGGTTTCAATACGTTCTCAATCTGTAATAAATTTGCAATCTCAACGTCAGCAACCAACACCATTACATCCTCTAAAACACACTCGTCCCTTTTTTGGTCATTGATAAACATAGAGCTTAAATAACCCCTGTCAAACTTTAAACCTTTTGTAGTCTCAGCATACGTCTCGTCACTTTGGCTTTTCTCAACAGTTACAATACCCGTTTTACCAACGTCTTTATACACCTCAGCAATAATACGACCTGTCTGCCTGTCATTGTTCGCAGAAATAGTAGCCACGTCCGATATCATAGCAACAGTAACCCTCTTACTAACCTTGCGTAAATTCTCCACCACGTTCTCACTTATCTCCACCATCGACCTCAATACCTCAGTGCGGTTATGAGATTCATCAATGTATTTAAGTCCTCCCAATACCAAACCCTCAGTTAATACAATAGCAGTTGTCGTTCCATCTCCAGCATTCGAAGCGGTACGCTCAGCAGCCTCCTTCATCATTTTAACAGCTAAGTTCTCAACAGGGTCAAACAAATCAATGCTCTTAGCAACAGTAACACCGTCCTTTGTAACAGTAATCCCATGAGTGTGACTAGGAGACTCAATCAATACAGTATTACCTCCAGGTCCCAAAGTGCTCTTTACAGCCTTGGCCATCTTAATAACACCATTGACTAATTTCTTTCTACCCGTTTCTCCAAAATGTAAATCCTTAGGAGAATAACCTTGACTTTCTATCATTTGATTAAATTTTAATGTTACCGCAAATATAAAAACAATTTTCCTAATAATAACAATTTATGTCGGAATGTCGTTTTTAGGTTTTCCCTATATATATATATATTTTATTACTATATATCTTTTTTTTTTGATTCTATTCTCTTCTTTTTTTTGACATTTTCGACATTAAAAGAATAAAGTATTAATAATCAAATAGTTAGAAAAAATAAAACGACATAAAAATGTACAGAAAGTATAGTAGAAAATGTCGATTATATAAAAAAAAGAGACACATGGCCTCTTTCTCGATTTTTAGTAGTAGCCAATTTTAACTACAACCACAGTCTTTAGAATCCTCAGACATCTCAGACATCATTTCTCCCATAGCAGTTCCCTTAGCTATAATAGAAATTTTCTCAGACATCTTCATAGACTTTCTCAAATCAGAAGCCTGTGAAATACCAGTCTGTCCATCAGGTCTATTGTTTACCAATCTACCTCCAGATACAGACAAACCATCAAAGTTACTCCTAGAGTAAATACTGTTCCCTAAATTTAAACCCTTCTTTATCATATCATTGCTTTTAATTGTGAATAACAAAGATATAATTTTTATCAGATATATTCAGTGTTTGGGTATTATACACGTTTTAGGATCAGATCCCTAAAAAGAAATCGCTTTTTTTTTACTGGGGTGGGGTGCCTATTTTAAAAAAGTTGTTGCAATTTTTTAGCTTTTTTCGTTGGCATGTATGCACACACACACGCATACACGCACACGCACGCACACATAACACGCATACACACGCATACACACGCACGCACACGCACGCACACGCACACGCATTCGCACACACATGAATTTTTATATTAATAAAAAAACGTTGTGAAGCCCCTATATACCTGACTTTATGCCCTTTTAAAAACTTTATCTTAAAATTAACATACTTTTTCACCTTTGCGAA